TTGATCTATACTCCCCACCCCTTTCTAGTGTTCCTCCCTACCCTACGACTAGGGCTGCCTAGGGGTGGGGGAGCCTAGGGGGCCCAGCGCGCGTTCTAGCCTAGGGGTTTTATGAGATTAAAATACTTTTTTTTTTCAATGGGATTTTACACACGAGACTGAAATAGAATAAGTGTTTACGTGCGACTGCGTTGTAGTCTTTGACCCACCCTGTTAGAGATCTTTGGTCGGATTTGACGAAGCGCCATCATCCCACCCCCACAAGAACAATGGAACAATCGAGACCAGGCTAAGAGTTACAGTGCTGGTCAAATTGCTGAGTTGACACAACGGGTTGTGAATACAGATAGGCTGAGATAAGACAATGACTTAGCCTAGGTGTGTTACTATATAGTAAGCAACATTTTAGTAATAGTCATTCTAACATTTTGCAACCATGAAGAAGTATAATATTGGTGGGAGTCGCAATGTCTGTATTAATAAAAATGGTAGCGTTACTATTGAAGATAGTTCTACACTGAAAAGTGCGGCATTCACAGCGAAACGTTTTGTGCAGTTTCTATCATATGTCGACAATATTGATGAAGCCGTGACACAATTGTTGATGAATCAAGATGTGAAACTATGTACACATATTGGAGGAGGCTGGTATATTTCTGTGACTAGTGGTTTCCTATGTGTGGACTTCAGACAATTCTACTTCAACCCGTTTCAAGGTGAGAGACCTACGAAAACTGGAATCGCGCTACGAATCGTAGAATGGTTCACTATGAAAGGACTCATTCCGCTGATGCTACAGAATCATCCGATTTTGACCACAACAACGACTTGTGCTTCACAACCTGATCATGCTAATCAAGAGGGAGGACTGTCGTGCATCGAATGCAACCCGTTTGCGATGTTGGCCGAGATGCATAATTCTTTACATGAACAATTGTCGGTTGTTTAATAGTTGATGAAGTGTGCATTTTTGAAAATAAAACAATGTTGAAGATTTTCTCTTTTGTTTTATTATAGGAAAATCAGAACAAAATATGTTGGGTTTCATGATATTTTATTAGTTACAAAACTATGAACAATAGAATCGTTAAAACCGGTGTCGCTCGTAAACATATTGACGATGCTGTTCATATCAATGTTACGACTACGATATAGACAATAAAAGCATGCATAATAGCCACAAAAAATACTGTTTATACTCTGTAATTGTTTCCTGTTATAGCTCCATCTAACACAATAAGCATTTAAATAATATTCAAATTGTTTAGTTGGTGGTCTACCAAACGAATCAAAATAGTCTCCATGTCCTTCTTCATCTACATAGATTGCCACCCAATGAATTCCAGGTTTAGATGAAACATCGGTATTACAAACCAATAATCTAGGTCTATCTGGTAACGTATCTACACTGAAAACTCCTTGAAATAATCTCCGACAGATATGGTCACCTACCAGTATATCTGAAATCTCGAAGGTATTCATACAATCGTGTTTATTTTGACATGAAATTTTTTAAACACTGCGATCAAAAAACCAAAGACAGTTAAAAATGGTACGATAACAGATAACACTAGAGATATATCGTGTTCAAATCCTGTAAACAGTTGGTCGTCAGATTCAATTGAACGATTGCCAATTGATAATTCTCCGTTAGTCTGATTGACAATGTTGGACAACACAGTTAACTCCATATGTTAATCTTTCAGTTATTGAAATCAAAAACGACGTTTCGGTTTCTGTCAATCTCAATGATATTTTCAAATTCGGCGTAAGCAACAACAGATACAGTATTCGGTAACGCAGTGCTAAATTTGGCATCAACTCGAACTGTCCCTTGTCGAGTTAAGTTGAAACTTTCGTTCTCTGACAAATCAGGAGTAAGATCAAAGGCATACAACGCGAAACCTTGTCCATAATCTGTACGACTTATATCATTGCCCTCGTTTCGATTGTCCGTTCCAGTACCATTGAACAAGCTCATATATGATGTTGCATAAAGACTGTTTGCAAAATCGACAGTCAGCGGTTTTATACCAAACTGTTGACCATCCAAATAGACAGATATTTCTCTAACTGAAAAGTGTTGAAAATTGAAGGGATTTTTTGTCAGATCACCATTCGTTGCTCTATTGTCAACAAGAGCGAGAATCAAACGCGATGGAAGCTGTCCACTGAATAATTTCTCTTGACTTATATCGAGGTAGCCAGTCGGTATAGTAAATGTCTTACAAACAACACGACGAATTGGATATTTTGCCATACCAAGTTCCAAGGTCTTTGCATGAGCCAGATAAACAGAAGGACTAATTTTCACTTTACGAATCAACATATTCGCGCTTGTAATTTGTACTTTGAACTTTTGGTCACCAGTCGACATCAAACAGAACGAGTCTTTACTCCTACTGAGTTTGATCTTAGCATTGACTTCATTCAACATATAACGGGACTGAAAAAATATGTCACTATGAATTCTACCAATCATATCTACTTCGTGACTTTCAACTGTGAACTTTGCCCTTTGAAACAATCCAGAATTTCTATTAGCAACAGAAAGGGGATTCGATTGATCCATATGACCAGCCTCATCTTTGTAAAATAAATTTGATGTCAGTTGAGAATTCTTAGCTGCTGGTCCATAACTGAGTAAGTCTTCGATGTACGAACGGTATGCATAAGTGTTGGTCGAGCTAGTGATCTGAGTGCCGTTCAGAGCTATATCGACTTGTGAAAATAGACTGTGTAAGAAATTATTTACCGGACCAACAGTGTCATCAGCCCCAGCATCAGTCCCATCAGCTCTCAGAATTTTCACTTTAACATATAGATAACTATTAGCGAAGTCTATGTAGTCTTCACCCGTTGAATTAATATCAAACTCGATGGGTGCTGAATCAGTCAGACTTGATATCGGTCTGTATTCGACGTATGAACCTTTTTCTATACTAGTCTGAGTATTTGGAATTGAAAATAGATCGAGTTGGCTGACAGTACATTCACAAGAACCCGCGTCTATGAATGCCATACTAAGAGAATATGTCACGGCGTTTCCTTTGAACTTTTGATGAACGTTTTCTCTTCCTTCGTCTACGAATGCTACCACCAGACTGAACTTTATCATCAAAAGTCAGCTTACTTAAAGACTCTGGCACCCTCTTCATGGCCGATTCTTTGAAACTTCGACCCTCATTAACATCTTGGAAAATATTCGCTCCGACGCGTAACGCATGGGGAGCAATTTTTTTCAAAACTGGTAGAATTCTCCTGAATAAGCTACCAAGAATATTACCTAAACCATGTCCTCGTTGTGAAGTTCGACCGATATATACTGGAAAGTCCCCTAAACCTTGTTGTTGATTATTATAATACTGTTGATACAAGTGAGAGCTATCACTACAACAGTAGGGTTTCTTCATGACGAATGAAAAGAATTGTCCAATACATTGCTTATAAACGATTTTAAGAGGCAGCCATTAGACTGTGTCTCTTCCTAAAATGTAATGTACAGACAGCTTTTCCACCCAAGAAGGGCATAGGTTGACCTAACTCTGTGTTAATACTTATCTCTATGTTTTCAATCTCACTACGTTCAACCTGAATATAATGTGGATGTGTGTATGTGATACGACACTGCTTTCCGTATTTACCCTCAACGTTACAAACTCTGAGTAATGGAGCCGTGATATCACCCACGTGACTATATTTGACAATGTCCGTATAAATATACATCAATTGTAAATTAGAATTCAAATCGAAAATGTTTGATGCTTCGTAGATCCCATTACCCATAGATCCGCATTGCTCAAAACCCAATAGATCTTCGAGCTCAGGACTTAAACATACTTCCCAAGCATCTTCACATTCAACATTGAGTGTTACTTTTTTAGTATTATCCGAATATTTGAACTTGATTTTTATATTGTCATTATTGACAGTTATCATATTGATATCTTCCAGAAAAGACTGTTCGCTTGGATAAAATCCGTTCGAAATGACCCTTGTAAATAGAAATTGGTCATTGAAAGAAATTTTAACCGTCAACTTGTTTTCACTCTCAACATTATTCCAATAATATGGAAAAATTATTTCAGACAAACCGACCTCAAATTCGCCAGAAAGATAAATTCTGTCAGATAGTTTTGTGATGAAATGAGAAACAGTATTATCAGGATAATATTTGACAGAACTGTCAGACGGCAGTGTCACGTGAAAATGATTGCTACTCATTTTGAGATAAGTAGGTCTGTACAGTTCTTGACAAACTCTTATATAGTTTGAACATCAAAAGTCCAACTGTTGAATTTATCGGGATAACCTAACCACTTGACGAATGATTGTAACTTTCCACTAACACGTCTTGTTTTGATAACTCTTTCAACTACAAACAGATCTTTGTCCTGTTTATTCACAGACTGAAGTTCACTATCATAGAATCTTCCTTCTATCTCTTCTCCATCCAAATCATTCAATCCATAAGTTGCGGGGTTAGAAGAGTATCTGATAGCAATTTGAAATAGTTCATGGGACCAGTTTTGAATATAACCCTTCTCGAATACATTTTTCAAACGTGAAATTCGAACTCTATCACCTAAGCTAAATTTCCAATTCGTTTTTGTTTTGATTGGATACAATCGACGAGCAACAACATCAGAGTTTCCGAGATTAACATCGTTTGGAGCCATTTTAATACTACGATGAACAGAGGCATTATAACCTTCAATTATATCAGCGATAATATCAATCCATCTGTTTGTATGATGGTAGGTGAAATAACGGTACAGTTTCGTCTTAATTGTTCTATTGAATCTCTCGACTACAGCTGCTTTTATGTCGTCATTCCGACTCCAGTAATGTTTGATATTGTGATGACGAAACAAGTTCTGTACTTTGATATTCAAAAATTCTTGCCCCCTGTCGGTCTGTACGTAATTTGGTATGAATTGTGAAAAAATCTCCTCAAAGGCTGTGACGAGATTATCTGCTCCTTTTGTTTTGATTGGTACAGCGTACCCTCTTTTTGAGAAAACATCAATGACTGATAGAAAATATCTATAACCATTATTGTATCGTGCTATATTTCCGAGGTCACACAAATCTGCTTGATATAAGTCACCGATACCTTTAGCAAAAGTTCTACGTCTTGGAAAAATCCTACGCACAGGTTTGTGAAGAGTGAATGCATCTTGTGAAGCCAACCAGTTTCTTGCAGTATCATTGTTAGTTTTACTATATCGTCTCAATGACTTGATACCTCCAAATGATCCTGGGTTTTTCGGATCATAATAAACAGTTTCCATTGTTGATCAATGCAAGTCCCACTCTGTCCAATTGATTTTCGATGGTTTTATAACAGCCCGTTTGACCCGATGTTTCTTTAGGATTGGTGACACGATAATTTTTGTTTTCTTTGTTTTCACTGGTAATACAATTGGAACTTCTGGTGTTTGTGGTGGTGTTGTATCAGACAGTTTGTTATTCAATTGTAAAAATCTGTGAAGATCCCGTTGATGATTTTTCATTCTTATATCATCGGGTACGTCGCCATGAGCATCCATCAAATCTGTTTTCAGTTCACTATTCAATAGAGATTTCGCTTTTTGAACTATAGGTTTTTCCCACTGTTCCTGCCTATCACGAACCAAGCTATCATAAAGTTTTTCATCTACAAGTATCATTCTCTTGGCCATTATTGTTTCTTAAATAAACCACCAACTATCCCAGTTAATCCGCTGATTAGTGGTCCTAAAAGGGTACTCAAAAATCCTCCTGTTTGTAGAATTTTCTTGCGTTTTATGAGAGATGTCCCTTTCAGTGAAAGTAAACGTAATGTCTTCTTCTTTCGACTGAGACAAGATAACTGAAGTTTACTGAGAGGTACACATCCTTTAAGTAAGTTTTTTACACATTCACAAATTGTTAGAATGAGTTTCTTATCACACACTTTCAAATACTTCTTCTGTTCTGATGTTTTCATTCGTTGTAATTTACGTAACTGAGGAAGTATTTGCTTAACACGCTTTGACGTCATGATTGTGAATGGTGTTCATCCGATGAATACTTTACTATTTATTCACTTTGAAACATAAGCTATTTGACGTTCGTTTATAAAAATATTTGTACGGAGTCTCATCTTATCATTCGTCTGAGGTTTCATATCAATGAGTAAGTAACCGAATGGGTTTGTGGTTGCATCTTGATATGCCTCTATCAATAGTTTACTTTTTCCTGGATACATCTGTCTAGCCAATGTAGATACTTGTGTCACATCTCTGACACTCTTGAATAGTACTAAATAATGCGTGTTCAAGCTCATAGTTCTGAAATCTTTCGACTTATGAAACAGGTTCTGACTTAGAAAAATGACCGAGATGTTCCTGTGATGGGATCCTCTGGTAAACATATTTGAAACTGCACTATTGATTTCTGATAGAAGATCATCGATAATTAGGAGAGAGGGTTCTACACCTCCTAATGACTCGAAGTCAGGTAATCCAGAATTAAAAATAACATAAGGATATTTTGTGAATATCTGTTGATACTCCCCATAGCAAAATGTTATTCTTTCAGGAGGTGGACTAATCAATGCATGTGATTGTTCTATGAGTCTCAAAACGAACTCACTCTTTCCCGATTGAGTTGGTCCGCTGATAATGCACGTGAAAGGATGTTGTAACGTTGATTCCATTTTATTGAATGCACGTATAATCTAAAATGTTATCAGTTTATATACAAAACGAACAAACAAAACACGCAGACATTCGATAGACTACATAAGTTGCTGTTTTATCAAATAATGTCCATAGGCCAGAGTGTGAATACCATCATTGAGAACAAATCTCTTGTCATCATACGAATTCAAACAAATTTTATCAAATTTCACAGTTTCAATTTTATGCGAACGACTCCGAAAATTCAAAAACTGTGCATGCGTTGACACTTTATTATTTAAAGTCTGTAAATACAGTTCATGTCTTAAATGGAGATCAATGAAACCTTTCTTGATTCCTTTTGCCGTCCGCTTCGAAGGCAATGTATTAGATACTAACAAGCTATACATTTTGGCTCTTAAACCAACAAACTCCAAAGGAGCTATTCCATTGCATTCATCTTTCATCAAGCCCATGGTCTTGGCATTTTTCTTAGAATACAAAAAATGTGCTGGGTCATAACCAGATGTATCAAAATACTCATCATTTAATGGCAATAAATCACGGTATAAGTCATCTGTTTTTATATGATAACACAAGGAATCAGTGTCTGTAAACAATAAACGAGCATCCGATTTGTATTTGCTTACAATAACATCATAGTGAAACTTGTACATGGCTACTTTTGATAACTCCAAAACAGTGAAACCAACGTAAATTGGTTTATCGAGAGTAACTTCCTGCCTGATACGATCAACTAGTACAGTTTCGGAGTTAATAATTTTGAATTGCTCGAGTTGAGGTTTCGCAATAATTTTCAAAAGCTTCTTCTCGTCATTCACCATTTGAATCAATTTTCGGTTTCTGACATTTTCAATTGACTTTCCATAAACAGAATTGTTCATGAGTTTAAAAAAATTCTTTCCGAATTCGTCAGTGGCTAATTTTCGTTTCATGGTGTTAAACTCAATATATGGTTGCATCCAATTCGATTGAGAGAATGACAACACACGATGAACTTTGGTCAACTTCAAACCCAATCGAACATACAATTGCAAATTTTTCAAATGTGTAACGTAACGTGACTTGTCATTCAAATTCGGTATCAACTTTCGACAATCGACATGTTTAAAATCTGTGAACTGTTTATAAAAATCAGAAGTCATTTCCTTTGTAACAATTAACGACTCTGCTGCGAGAGGATAATCATTGTGAATATCATGCAAACTGCTTGAATAGTGTAAATCACACTCGACTATGTAACCTGTTGGACCATCAGTGCTAACTTTCAACAAGTCAAGACTATCAATTTGTTCTGCGTTCAAAAAACTGAAATTTCCAGTTGGTAAAATATCTGCTAGGGCAAATCCGTACAGGTTATTGATGTCAAAATACGCAATGTACGAATTCGCTTCAGCACAATTGAATTCTTCCGCTCTCAAATACGGATTATTGGCACGCGCAAATCTGTGGCTGATTGTGGCTACACCTCCACGTATTGAGCTTTCAATGAAAGAATGCATCTCAGGGTCAGTAAATAACTGAAGATTAATATTAGTAAATTTGAGCATTGCATCCCATGACAGAGAGGGTAACGTCAGATATTGAGCTGGGTCAAGACCGTAAAACTCTATAGACAATTTTCTAAAATGCTCAAAGACATCAGCCAAAAGAAAAACATCTGTGGTTAGATAGTGATCATGAAAGTGTTTGAAACATGTACAACCAAAGGCATCCCATATTTTCTGAGCTTTAGCATAATCTTCAACACTCAACTCTTGCTCATTTAATTGGCTGTAAAATGCTTCTCGAGGAGGCAAGCATGGCTCTTTGAACTTTTCTAACGAGTTAAAAAATTCATACGGGAAAATGCCTTTGCTGAATAATAACTCATTACAACCCAAATTTTTTAAAGTGTGAACAAATTTGTCAAACATAGTATCACATGATTTTGTTAGATTTTCAACTAACGATGACAAAGACGAATTCAAAAATTTGAACGAATCAATAAACCTAAAATTCAAAATATCAAACGATATGAATTTTTCTAAATTCAAACCAATAATCTCGACATTTTCTCTCTTATTAGGATCATGCGGGTCGAACATATTCAAAACTCGACTATTAAAGTTTTTGATGATAAGATGTGAGTCGTAACCAGCTAAATTATGGAAAATCACTGGAATGTGTACTTTAAAATCTTCGTCTTCATCCTCACTATCAGATTGTTCAAAGTTGAACTCATCAGCCGCAAAACTATCATTATCATCAATACAACAATATTTTAAGTTCGTGAGAGGTCTCCATGCATCTTTCCGCCTGCGTTTAAATTTTGTTTTCAGTTGGAGATTGCATGAATTACATACAGCTTGTTTGAACAATCCTGTAGAATGATCATGATGTCTACACTTGACGTTATCGACAGTGAACACATGCAAACATTTGTGACAACATAAAGCATTGTCAAATATGAGTTGTTGATCACGAGACAGAGGCAACATTTCGTAATTCGTTGCTAAAATACAACTTATCCGTTGTTGTTCAACACACAGGTGGTCAAAAAAAATTTCCATACAATCTTCACCGCTGTATAGGAAAGGTTCATTTTGATAGCGAGCTTCAGTTGAAACACAATAGCAGCAAAAACCACTAGCTATGTGTTCACTAACAGCTTGTGTTTTCGATGTTAGATTAGATTCAACAGGTTGTAAATAAGCCTCAAAATCACAATAAATCACAAAGGGATAAAGTTCTGTTTTCGATCTAGATCTCCAGGATAAAATATTTTTACCTTTCTCGATATCTGGAAATTTAACTATCTGTCTCTGATGTTTTGAACATGCTGGAAAATGGTTGTCAAACGACTTTTTTGAAGAAAAACAATGCACACAATGCGGACACGTAAAAATTGTACCATTATGCTTGGATCTTCCATGTAACAAACGCGACATACTCTTTATCCAAACATAATGACTATTCTCCTGCTGATGTAACAATAATAAATCAATATGTTTGGATCTTTTTTCATGTTTAGTTATATAAACAGGAATTAAATCCTTATTTTCATATCTGTAAATGTTCACAGTGAAGTCCAAATTTATTTTCTCAAAAAATCTGATTTTAGATATGGACACCGGAAACGTCATATTTTCCCAGTTGACTGTGTCAACATGCTGTCTATACTGTGCTAAATATTCAGCATTTATAGCTTTTGGGTGTAGAGCAGATAATATCGCCCAACGAAAACACTCGTTATCATTCTTATTATGAACATTCACGATGGCTTTTTTACATATCAAAACATCAGGAGTCTTGATATAACTAGATCCTACAAATGGTCGAAATCTAGCAATATGAATCGTGCATTTACTGATATTCGACAATAACCACGAAGAGCTAAGATTGGTGAACCGATCCATTTGAGAATTTAGATCAACATAAAAAGCGTTGATATCAAAATCGGAACTATCACCAATCATTTCAACTTGCGTTCTGAAAGAACCAGCTGTGTGTTGGACACCCAACTCGGATGATCGATGGAAGTTCATCTCAATAGACATGTAGTATTTAACAGCTCTACACACAAAATACAATACAAATGATTTTACTTTTTGTTATTCCTTTAATGTTGAGGATGTTGTCAACAATTTAAAGCAGTGGTGTTAACTTTGTAAGTGTCACGATATAAAAAATTGTAATAACTCATTATTTATTTTTCTTTCTATTCACTGGGTGTCACATACAGACTATTTCGTATTTATTATCTGAAAATAAAGGAAGGTTATTGTAACCCTCACCACCAGTCTGTTGATAAACTATGATAGAAGGAAGAGGTTTTTTCCTAATGAGGTTCATCAGGAAATAGCACAGAACAAGACACGCACGCACACACACATACACTTAGTGGTAACTATGAGGTCACAATTGTTCTTTTTACTATTGCAAGTTAACTTGTTCTCATATCTATCGTGTTGACTTTAGATTTTTTTAAATGGGTATTGTGAACAGTAATTTCATGATATGAAACTTACGTGTGTTTTTCAATGGCTGAGTTAATGTGGTCACCGATTTGTTCTGATTTGTTGTGAAGAAATTGAGCCAAGTCAATGTCGGAGCTTGTTGACTCGATGTCAAATTCTTCAACTGAACCATTGAATGCCTGACGTGTAGATCTCACGTGCAGTCGACATGTTTCACAAATCGGTGATCCATTTTTGTATAAATGTGCAGCCAGGTGTCTGTTGCACTCCAAACACTTTTGTTTTGATAAACATATGAAACAAATGTCATTTGTTGATGTCAAAACTTTACAGTTCTGACATTTTGTAGGTTCCATGTAAACGCCCATAACTGTAAAAGAAATAACAACGGTTTCAATACTAAAGCAATATACTAACTATAGACAACATTATGACCATGTTTCCAAAGCATAGGTAGTGAATAGTTGTTTGTAAACTGTTCTGACATTAAATTTCTAACAATAAAATTACTACAATATTACCTTCGTCATAATGTTGAATCAATTCTGCATCAGAAATTGTTGTATCTATGTTCTCCAACTCTATAACAAAGACAGTACACAACAACTATAAACGTGAAATACGGAAATGTGACGTAGAATGAACGATGAATGAAATTTTTAGTGTCTGAAAGCTCAACCAATACTACATGTTATAAAACGTAATGAATACAAACATGTGTATTTACTCTCGTGATAATCACTAAACAAAAATTTTGGTTCAGCGATTGTATGTAAAAAAATCGTTCACATTCAATGGAATACTTACGACATGTGGGATAAACATAGCATGAAACATTTTTATCAACATTATTCAACCATATGTTTAAATTAAACTACCATACCAATAAACGGAAGTTAATAGTTATAATCTGATTCACTCCAAATTCCTATGATGTAAATGTATTCTATGTCAAAAATTACTGTTGGGTTGATATCGTAACGTTATGTATAAATAGTCGACCATATGGCGAATCAGTTCGTTCACAAACATAAAGTTTACTATTTGAAGTTATCACAAACATATTATTCATACCTGATAGCTCACTGTCAGTAACCTCTTGCTCAGCATTCGACATTGTTGTGCAGTTCAAATCAAAAACTTAAACGAATTTATAGTCATACCATACCCGCAAACACAAAGGTTAGTCCAACTGATGAATACAGTACACTGATGAGCCAACTACCTATAGTTAGCATTATTGACGACTACAGTGCAGTTCAAAGTCTTGACATTGTCCTAATACGGTGTGAAGACTGCAACGAGGTGTATCTCTCTCCGTGTTCAACTGTTGAATAGACTATGCAGCCACACAATACACTGGGTGTGTCAACTGCCTAGTCAGCATTATTGGCAAGAACAGTGTAGTTCAAAGTCTTGGCATTGTTCTAAAGGGGTGGGATGATTGCGCTCCGTCAAATACGACCAAAGATCTCTAACAGGGTGGGTCAAAGACTGCAACGCTCGTAAACACTTATTCTATTTCAGTCTAAAGCGGAATCGGAAATCGGAAAAACCCACTGAAAAACAGTTTATTTTAGTCTCATAAAACCCCTAGGCTAGAACGCGCGCTGGGCCCCCTAGGCTCCCCCACCCCTAGGCAGCCCTAGTCGTAGGGTAGGGAGGAACACTAGAAAGGGGTGGGGAGTATAGATCAA